ATCGAGGATGCTTGTGAATCCAGTTGCGCCTTCTGGCTTTGGGCGGCGTAGTAGGAGCCAATTGCGCCAGTGACTGCTCCACCAATAGAAAAGATGGAGCCGAACTGGCTCATTGCCTGCGTCCCGGTTCCGGTCAATAAGGTTGCCATGTGTCAAATCTCCTGTTTCACCTGGGCTTGAAGGACTGTGTTGACCTTACCTCCACAGCACCAGGTTATTGCATGGTTGAACAGTATCCGGGTCACCGGATCTTACGGGTACCTTTACCCACCGACAGCAACCTCAAGGGTCATGCCAACGATGGTCAATGGCAATGGGTCAGACTGCCTGACATACACCTGGCCACTATCAAGCCATGTCGGTGTCAGCATAATCTGGATCTCTTCTGTTTTAAGCGCAGGAGGCGAGCCGTATGGTTCTGTCGTCCGTTGCTTGGCCTCGACCAAGTTTTGTGGGTTTGGACCAATGAAAATGCCGGAGGACTGGTACACGCGGAGCCAGGCTTTGTTGACATTCTTGTAGCGTCCTTGGCCCATGCCATTGTCAATGCCCATGGCCAGTGGCAGGCTTTGCAGGTCAGACTGGTATGGCAGGCCAATGTGAATGATGCTCGAAGCCCGGTCGAGCGTAATTGCTCCACTGGTCACAACCTCTTGCGGTTGCACCGATCCATCAGCCAGGATCGAGACGGTCTTGCCCTCAAGCCAGGTCAGGCCGCTGATCGTATTGCGTGCAAACGAATACAGGGCCGTAGCGGTGTTTCTAAGCGCGGCGGGTAGTGTCACATCAACTCGAGCCGTTGCGACCGTTGTGGAGGTCGTGGAACGGATTGTGAGGCGATACTTGTTGCCAGCCGAGTCGGTCAGCACAATGGCGTCATTGACATCCCCAGTGCCCGGGTAAGTAAAGATGGCTGTCGATGCTGTGATTGTCAAGACATCTGCCGGACCCCAGGTCGTACCCCCACTGACTGTGACGGTCGTTGCCGAAGTGTTGGTGCCGTCATAGGTGGCGCCCGAGTCAACAAAGAATGCGCCCTCGATCGATTCAAAGTGACGGCTTGCCATGCGCTCGACATATCGCTTTGTGACTCCGCCAATGGTGCGCTTGACGACAACATACAGCCGATCCTCATTGCCCTCGGCCACCACTGTGCAAGACTCAAATGTGCCATCGGTATCGTGCTTGTGCCATGCGCCGACCTGTTGCTCTGGTGTATAGGTTAAGCCAAGCAACATGCCTGAAGTCGACACAAACCAAACCATCTGGATCGGAGCCTTGGCAAATGCCATGTCGTTGATCTCATAGTTGTCAAATAGGTTTGCAGAGCGGATGGACAAATCATTGGTGATAAAGCCGCTGGCCTGCCAGTTGTAGCCCAGTTCGCGCACATGGCCACCGCGTGCGCCGCAGTAGACCAAGGCGTTGTTGATGATCACCGGTTGAACATTCGATGCGCCGATGTACGACTGTGGCCGAACAGAGATTGTGGTCGGCGTGATCTCGTCACTGTTTAATGATGACACGCGCCACTCAGCAGACCCGGTCAACAAAAGCAACTGGGTTAGCGGGACAATGTGGCGAATGGTGTTGGCTTCGCGAGCGGCCACACGGAACTCAATGCGGTCGTCGTCACGAATAGGTAGGCCATAACTGAGATTGGACTCAGTGCCTGACTTGGTCATCCAGATTTTTTGTGGCTCGTTGATGGTGCCAGCAAAACAGCGACGCTGTTCGAAGTACGAAACGGCGCCAGGGTAGTTGCCTGAACTGACGAACTCGTTGTCGTATATGGGTGGAGTAAGCGACAGATCTGGCGCGATGTTGTTGTCAACGATGCTCGTTCCGGTTGTGCTTCCAATGTAACCATACAGACCCCCCAACAGTTTGTAGACGCGATAACGCGATGCGCCAGTCACTGCGGACCAGGCAATCGTGTTGGTTGCGCCAGTAACAAAAATGTTGTTGGTGACTGATGCCACGCTGGATGAGACGGACTCGCCAATCTCATCGGATGTGATGGCAGTCACGACATAACTCATCGTCTCGTATGTGTCTGCGTTGGTTGAGGATGACGCAGGAATGTACCGGGTGGCAGTCACGCCAGTGGGCGCGGCAATCGGCGATCCAAAGTTGATGGTGGTAAGCGTCCAGTTGGTGGCGCCCAATCGTTTGAGTTCACGCGGCGCATAGTTGGGATGCACCAGCGTCATCACATCAGCCGACTGCACATAGTGGATGTCAAACAGATCTGCTTCTGCGTATGGGTTGGCAATCTCGTATGGCACGCCACCAGACAGCAGTGTGCCGCCTTGTGTGTGAAAGCGAATGAAGCCTGGGCTTAACTCGATCACCATGGTTTGCGTGGTCGAGTATGTGAACGGGATAAGCCTGGTGCGCTTGGTACTGTCTTTGACCTCGCGGACAAATGCAAAGCCTGCGCGGTTTTCTGCTGGGCCTTGTGGCGTAGCAATGAAGTTTTTCATCGTTGCCGCGCCGGTCTGGTACTTCACATCATCGATGCGACCAAACATCTCTGGCGACATCTCGCCGCCAGCAAAGGATCGTTGTAGTGTGCGCACATTAGGCATGTTTATCTCCCCGCAATCCAGGACACGATGTGCTCTGGCTTGATCTGGCGCTCATTGGAATCAGACTCCATTGCTTTGCCAAGGTACAAGTTCATCATGGTGATGCATCGCTTGGCTTCTGCGGCGCCCTGGTCACCCTTAATCACTGGTCCTGCAAGCATTGATGCAAGGTGCCATGACAGGGTATTGGTAAACAATGCAGAGTATTTTGTTGGGTCAGTTACGCGTGCGGCGTAGCGTATGACTGCTTGATTTTGATTGGTCAGGACAATCTGCGATCCATCAAATGCAGTCTCGACTGCGAACTTCTGCGGGACATATTGGCCAGCGGCCACAGACGGTGAGTAGTTGGTGTAAAAGTCCGGATAAGTTTCCGGAGTGAAGTTGGTGCTGTAGTCGTCTCGTGCTTCAGGCGGTAGCACTGCAATGATGTGCATTGCATCACTAGGCGTTGCGTATGCGTACTGCCACATTGGCCAAGTGTTTTCAACTTCGGCGCCGTATGCTCGTTTGGTTGCGAAAGCCCAACTGTGCATCTCGAGCAAGGTGTCTCGAGCGATTGGGAAGAAGCGTTGGCAATGTTCTGCCTGCGCAGATCCTTCTGGTGGATCGATGCTTGCGATGGTGGCGTTGTCGCCCAGGTGCGCCAGCGCAAGGTTACAGATGTCGACAACTGATGCCATGATGGCCTCCTAAATGTAAAAAGGGGACCGTGGTTTCCCAGCGGCCCCCCGTGACTTACGGCTTCCAATTAGGAAGGATTACACGGAGCCTTCATCAGCGCCGCGCTTGGCTTTAGGTGCCCACTTCTTTGCAGAAGTTTCTACCTTGGCCTCATTGCCTTCATCATCGATGGGGACCAAAGCAGAGCCAGCAGGACCATCATAGTCGACGATCTCGCCTTCATTGCGTAGGCCATTGTTGATAAAGCAAGGTGCGGTGACGCGGTATTTAGGCATGTGTAATTCTCCTTATTAGACTACGGCAAAGCCAGATGCATAGAACTTCTTGCCGTCCTGAACATCCATAACGATGTCTGCAACAACCTTGCCAGCAGTGTTAGTGCCAGACACGGTGTAGCGGGCGCCCAAGTAACGCTTACCAAGCGATGCGATTTGCGGGTTCAGACGCACGGCAACATTAGTGCCAAGAGTCAAACTAGCAGTCACGATCGCGCCGGAAGCGCCAATCACCACGACATTGCTCGACAGAGCGGCATTGTCAGCGATGATGATTTCGAAGTTGGTAGAAGTACCACCAGCGAAAGCCTCAGTCATTGCGAAGTTCATGTAAAGGTCGCCACCTTCGCCCATGTCGCGAGCAACAGACAAGTCGACAGTATCGGTCGACACGGCAGTTGTGGTCACGGCTTGGTCAGTAGAGACGCGGAGCAGTTTATCGGTAATCATGATGTGTTCCTTTCAGAGTTAAGTTGATCAATTAAGAAATGGCCGCTTCGGTGTTGAGCAATGAGTCAACACAACGGAGCGGAACGCCAAGGAACGACAGCCAAGAATAAGGCATACCGAATTGGCTCAAGCCTTCGTTGATCTTCAGAACATATTGGCTCTTGTCCAGGGCCGCAATTGCCAAACCGGAATGCACAGTGCGGTTCATGTAGAACGCGCCACGGCCCATTGCCATGTTAGGAATACGGTACAAAGAACGAGCCATCAACTTGATGATCGCGGTTGCGGCGGTAGAAGCCTGCGTGCCAGTTTGGGCCATTAGGTCAGACACATCGATGTTTGCGATGCGCACAACATAGCGCCAATCTTTAACGACAAGACCATTCTTCCACTGGTAGCGAGTTGCCAAAGCCTGCATGCGAGTGCCGTCACTGTTGTAAACGGTTTGCTCGCCGAGGTCTTCGTGAACCAAGCCAGCCTTCGAACCTTTAGGGAACGGGCAGTACACAGTGTTGTCACCCCACACGACCAAATAGACCGATGTGTTATCAGAACCAGAGCCACCGGCCTTCAGAATGTTCTGACCGTTGGCGGCAGTGCTGTCGCTGTAGCGAGCGGCAAGGCCGAGGAACTGCTTGGGATCAACACCAGGGTTGCCGTAGAACAAAGTCGTGGCTTGAGTCTGGTTCATTGCTTCCAGGAAAGCCTGGTCTTCAGACAGGCGGAATTGAGCGGTGTTGCCGTTCAACATTGCCAAGTCTTTGTCGATTTCAGAACGGGCTTCCAAAATACCGCAAGCCTCGTCAACTTGTGCAGTTGTCGATTTGCTGTTTGGAATACCTTGGTTCAGAGCACGCCAGTAAACAGTTGGCAAGCCAGTACGGATTACGACGCGTTCGCCGGTAGGCAGGTTGCCTTCCTTGAACACGCAGTCTTCCAAGATTTCGTTGCTCTGCGAAAGCAGTTCTGCAACGATGGGAACTCGACCGTCCGGGTCGACGCGTTTGGCCCAATCGGCCAGGGTGAGAGAGTTGTTCGACAAAGTAGCCATGATGGACTCCTATTTAAGATTGCTGATTTGAATAAAGCGCTGATGCTAAATCGTTGAAACCCTTGGGGCCAGATTTCTGACCACCTCGAGTGCCGCCAACAAAGCGATCCTCACTGATTGCTTTGCCTGCCCTGTACATCATGCGGATCATTTCCGGATGATTGCCCAGGCCAGACTCGTTTAACAACTTGCGCAATTCTGGCGTACCAAAAGAGTCGAGTGCTTTCTTCGCCACAACCAGGTTATCGTTGAGTTTGTCACCCCCGAATTCCTTGTCGGTGCGAGCAGATTCGGCCCATTCATTACGAGCAGTTTCAAGTGCTTGCATCTGACGCTCCAAGATTTTTGGTGCGACTTTGTCCAGCACTTTCTGCGCGGCGTCTTGCGGCAAATCCAATTCCTTGGCGATTTCCGAGAATGATTTAATCACCTCGGGGTCGAACTCTCGGCCTTCTCCTGCGTTGAATTCGTACGCTTCCGGTGCTTTGGCCGTGGCCTTGACACCGTTCTGATCACCTTCGGTATTGCCAGTCTTCTGGCCGTCCTGGCCAGTCTGCTGGTTTTGCGTACCGTCAGCCTGTTGCTGTGATGCCTGTTGCTCACCCCCCGTCGGTTGTGTGCTCGAGGCGTCTTGCGATGCGGGCGTGCCTTCAGTGGTCGTTGTGGCTTGATCCGTCATCAGCGATTCTGTCATTGGATTGCTCCTTTACCATTTGTGGATATAACTCAGGACATAGAGAGTGAATCATCGCTAGCATGCGATTGCCGAAGTTCCTGTTACCTTCTGCAAATGCCATTTGCATCGAGTTGGTATTGAACGACAGCCGGAACACACCGGATTGATCCATAAGACGCCACACTACGCGACGCCCCCTCTTACTACCCATGAGCCACTTGATATCTGCCTCTTCGTTATCGCGGGCTAGTTTTTCGCGCACATCCTTTTCGGATTTAGCACGCTCTTGCCCACGGATATCGATCGGGTCGAATTCTTTGCTCATGGCGCCAATCTAACGACTGCACATTTGGATACGGGTACCGTCATGCCGCCACTTCATTCACCGTGACGATTACAGATGGGGTTATTGGCCTGGTTGGGCTAGTTCCTGCGGGGTCGTAATGAAGGCGAACGCGGACATCAGGCGTATTCCACATGATTTGAAAGTAGTCCCCAGCGTTGGCTTGCCCAAAGAAGTTCCATGCCGCAACTGTTTTTGACGCATTTGCATTGCCGCTGATTGTGACTTTGGTGTTTGAGTCAGGAAGATCTACGCCATTCTTGCGGAACCATATATCCACAATATCATTGCCTGAGTTTGTCCTATCCAGTTGGGTTGAAAACTGAATGTTGTAAATTGCCGCACGATCAACTGTGATTTTGGAGCCATCAACAACAGATATGCCACGAGACAAATCAGTTTCACCAAGCGTCATTGCATAGGCTGTATTTGGCAGTGCGGCCACTTGCGTTGCGTTGTCATGGAAAAGGCCGACACGCGGTATGCGCTGAAAATAGAATTCAGACCCATCAGGATCTTTGACCCCAACAATGTCTCCGGTCGTCTCGTCGTATAGCCAGGGAGCGCCCTGGTACCTTTGGCGTGCCATTATTTCTTCTCCTTGTCTTTGCCGTACAGCTTCTCAGCCGCAGACTCCTTGAAGTCTTTTTTGGTAGGCGCACCTTCTTCGCCAGGCTTGCGCATGCGCTCACCTGAACCAGACTCGATCCGCTTACGCTTGGCGTGGATGTTGGCCCAAAGTCCTGGTCCTGGCATAGTCAGCCTTTCTTCTTTTCTTTGTCCTTGGCCGGGTACATTTTGTCGGCCATCTGTGAAAACTCACGGCCAACAGACTGAGGCACCCCGGCCTTCTTTGCAAACTCGGGGTTGTTGGCCACGGCCCGCATGAACCGGGCCTGCTTCTCAGTCTTGGCTGGCATGGTTACTCACCAGAACCGTAGAGCATGGTCGACGCATCAGCATTACGCTGTTGCTGGTTGCCTTGGATCTCCATGTCGGTGATCTGCAACTCGATGCCTATGTCTTCGCCTTCGCCTTGAGTCTCGTACGCACGAGTCATCTTGACATAGGCCTTGGCCATGATGGACATCTCAGTGCCGACTTTTGGCAGTGCGGTGATGCCTAGCTTCTCGAGTTCGTCTTTGCCCAGGGTGATGCATAGGCCATACGGGTAACGCGGCTCGTCTGCTTCGTATTCACCTGGCATCTCTTCGCGCTCGGCGGGTTTCTGCATGTTGATCATTGGCATGGCTATTCCTTTCAGGGTGTGTTGTATCCGGAGAACATATCGATCACATTGGTCAAGGCGCTAGGGTCTGTCGTTTTTGCTTGTGACAAATCTTTTGCGATGACGGCTTGCTGTTGCATTGCGGCCTGTTGCTCTTTGGCCGCGAGTGCTTCGTTGCGTGCTGTTCGAATCATTGCGACTTGCTCGCCGCCAACCAGGATGTTGGGGTCGACGCCCAGCATGTCGGCATAAGCATCTGCCCATGCGTCGCCGTTGAACTTGTCGAGCACTTCTGGTTTCATGTTGGCCACGACGCCCAGATTGCCGACAAATCGGTCAACGCTGTTGGTGCCAATGGCACGCTGTGCCTGGGCCAGCATCGATACGAACTCGACCGACAACTCCATGCCCTGCAATTCTGGAGGTGGTGGCAATAGAACGCCAGCCTCTACCATGCGGGTGAATGTCATGTCGATCAATGGAGACAGCAACTCGTTGTGCAAACGCTCGAGCACTGGTCCAAGCATAAGCAGTTTCTCTTCGTGGCGCTCGGCCACTTCGGTTGCTGTCATGCGTGTGTCTGTTGCGTTGGCCAGCATCAAGAACAAGTCAGCATAGAACGCACCACGAACGCGGTCGCGGCAGTCTTGGATGTCGTTGAGCAGGTATTGCAAGTTGAGGTTGACTTCGAACGCAGAGCGAATGCCGCCAGTTGGCGAGTTTGCGTCAACAAACGATACGCCGCCAGGCAGTGTCTCGACATCGCGGTTCTTCATCGAGGTCGGCACCTGAAGCGGTGGCTTGACCTGGTAGTCGATCGCTTGGGCTTTGCGCAGTTGCTCGTGTTGCAATTGCTTGATGTCGCCCAATGCTTCCATGCCAGGGCTGTTGCCGTAGATGTCACCACCAGCAGTGGCCCAGCGTGGAGCCAAGGCCGGGAACATCTTAAACCCAGACTCGCGCAGGAACTTGTTGTTGTCGCCGCCCACCTCAAAGTGGTACGACGCAAACGGCATGTTCATGTTGTCGCGCTTGCGTGTGTCACGGTCTGCGCGTGGTTCGATGGCGTGAATGATTGGCACCCAGGCATCAAGCGAGCCACGGTCAAACATGTTGCGCACAGTGGTCGAGCAGTTCTCGCGCCCAAACTCCTGCACCACTTCTGCAACGGTCTTCTCGTATTCACGGTACAGCGTGTTGACTGTGCCTTGGTAGTTGGTCGCGATGCAATACTCGCCGGTTGTCAGCGGGTAGTGATGAATGACATTGTTGAAGTCAGGCAATACGATCGACACACCAGTGCCGAATGCGCCCAGTTCCTCATACATCTGGTGCATGGCGCGGTAAGTATTGGACCGCTGAAACACCATCTGCATGCGACGGGTCGTGTCATCGAGCCACACCTTGACCGGCTGATACTTGTTGAGTTCAGGGTCTGCTGTGGCCAGACGGAACCATGGTCGTGCTGGGCTTGTTGCGCCAGCCATCATGCCAGCGCCTAGCACGCGCAGTGAGCGTGTGCCGGTGTTGTCGTAGATGTTGTTGTGACGGCGCCATCCTTTGTCACGGTCCTGGACGAAGTATCGGCCATTGCGTGGTAGCAGGTAGGTTGTGATCTCTTGCCAATGCGCCCACCAGGATGCACGCTCCGACTTGAGTTGACCCCAACGCGTGAACAGTTTGTCCCGCTCTGGGGCGTTTGCATACGACTGTGCGTCGCTGGGGAATTGACTCATGGTTTAACCGCCGAGAAGTGTATTTTTGCCAAGGGCCAACTGTTGAGGGTCGATACCCTGCGGTCCAGTCAGCATGGTGCCGCTTCCACCACCAGAGCCAGCCATCGTCGCATCAGCCATAGCGGCCTGCGTGTCTGGTCGGCGTTGGTTTGCCTTGTTGATGTTTTGTTGTGAGGTAGTCGCTACTTCTTTAGCCTGCTCAAGCTGTTGCGTTTGGGCAACCTCTTGTCTTTGCATTGCTTGCTTTTGTGTCTTCTTGGCCTCTTCGCCACTGTAGACCGCGTATGTAGTTCCTACCACTGCCGCCACTGCCGCTGTTACACCCATGATGATCTCCTTTAGATCTGAATACTGAAGATAATGTCCTGCACACCGTAACCAAGGCGAGGCATCATCTTCTCCAGCGGCGTGCCTGGTTTGGCATGCCACAGCATCAGACGGGCGCCGCGCTGTTTTGCTTCTTTCTCCGTTGCACGGATCAGTTGCAAGCCAAGTCGGCCACTCCTCTTGCCTTCAGTCACAAAGAGCAAGTCGTTGCTACATGTTATGAGATCGGCGTAGTGAAGATGATTCGTCACAACATTCACCGAATAACCCACAACCTTTTCGTCCTCAAAAGCGGCGAGGATCAACAGCATGCCGTTGGCCTCTGCGGCTCGGTACTTACCCTCATCGGGCTTGAGCACCATCACCTGCTTGTTCAGGGCAATCTCTTCCCAGTGTTCCGAGAACAACTCACTTGCATTCGCAAGCATCTCATCGACATTTGAAAGTCGTATTTCAGTCATGGGTTCCCCACTATTGACGCCACAGTAGTGGCTACATTATCGGATACGGGTACCTTACGCATCGGGAACAGCGGGGTCACCGCGTCAATGATGATGTGAATGCGGTCGGTATCGCCGTCGTTTCGTGCGGAGTGTTTTACCTTGTGATTAAACCACCATGCGTCGCCAGGCTCGAGGTGATGCGTCTCACCTCCTGCTGTCAGTGTCGCCTTGTCTGTGCCGGTGACGGCCACATGAAAGCGGGCGTAGTGGTCTGCGTAGGTGCCTTCATCAGTGTGCGGGGTGATGACGCCACCAGGCTTGAGTTTGACAATGAGCACCCGGCCCAAGTCGTCGACCTTGAGCACATCGGTAAGCAGTGGCCGCAAGATTGGGACCAGGACATCGGCCAGCGTGTCCATCACTGGGTAGTCGTACGCTCCGATGTCGAACATGTAGTAGTAGGGCGTGAACTTGAGCGGGCCACGCGGGTAGATGCAGTGTGTGTCTTTATGTGCCGTGCCGGTGTACTCCTGGCGTGCGGTGATCTCGTCCCATAGGTGCGGCATGGCATTAAGCCTGGACAACAGAGGCTGAACATCGATGCCGGTGGCCACTCGTTCAAAGTTTGCTGTACGGGTCATACTCTTCCCTCTTGTTGTAGCGGCCCAGTTCCTTCATGATCGATCGCTTGGGCGTGTCCATCAATGCCAGGCAGTAGGCCGACGCATAGTCAGGTGATCGCCCGATTTTGTCGAGGATCTCTTCCCGGCTGGCCACGGCCACAGTCTGGCCAACCAGCTTCCAGGTCGGTGCGCACAGGTCAGCAAGCAGGTGTTGATCTGGAGGCAACGCGATGCCGGTGTTGTTGGCCGGGTCCAATGCCTCACGCATGCGCCACCACAGTTCGGACCGCTGGTTCTTGAAGCGCAGGCGCCCAGACTTGTCCAGGCCCAGTGCTGACTCAGCCACATTGACGCCCAGCACCTGCTGGCCCATCTCGTTCAGGAAGTCGTACGGGCTTGAGCCGACACCAATCACATCGATGTGGATCGGCGCCCGGTCGCGTAGTGCTGACACCACCAGGCCTGCGATCGTCGGGCCATCGGGTGTGGTCTTGCCCGGGTAAGCCAGTGCCTCATCGAACCACATGCCATGGCGCCTGGCCAGGATCGTGTTGTCTTTGCCGCCTCGGGCCACATCGACGCCCAGGCTGTCCATCGGCGCCAGCTTGTCAGGACGCTTCCAGCGGGCCATAGCGGCCTCTGCCCATGCCGTGGGCACCACCTGCCAGGGATCGTCCTCCATGCCTGCCTGGAAGTCGCCGTATAGCATCTGTGAGCGCAGT